TATATAAGAGAGCAACAGTTTCTAAAACTGGTGTACTTAATATGAGTAAGTTACATACTTACAAATACAATGATGACTTGTTTGCAAAAATGACTACTATACCTGGTGCAACTAATCATGGAATGGTTATGTATGTTGACTGGTCTGGTTCAATGGCTGACAATATGGAATTTACAATGAAACAATTATTTAACTTGATTTGGTTTTGTAATAGAACAAAGATACCTTTTCAAGTAATTGCTTTTTCAGATAGAGAACATAGAATTAGTAATAGATATGGCCAAAGCAATTATAACAAATATCAGCAAGATATTGTTATTGGTGATATGTGTATTGAAGAATTAAAACTAATTGAGTTGTTTAGTTCTAATATGAATAAACAAGAGCAAGAAGAACAAATGAAAAATTGTATGAAGATGTATCATCAATGGACAAGTTATCATCAAAGCAGATATAATGATAATTATGCTACGTTATACGATTTGGCTTATGTAAAAGAAGAATACAATCTAGGTGGTACGCCACTTAATCATGCTTTAATTTGTGCAGCTGATGTTGTAGAAAATTTTCAAAAACAAACTAAAGTTCAAAAAACAAATGTCATATTCTTAACTGACGGTGATAGTCATAGTTGTGAATATGTTTATGATTTTCCTAGAGAAGAATATAAAGATCAAAAAGTTCAACCAATATCTATACCATACGATCACGATATTGTTTATTCAGATAAAAAGAGAATGGTAAAAGCAATGAGTATTGATGGTATGTACAGTTACAGAGGTGGTCAAACTAAAGTATTATTAGACATGTTAAAAAAACAATTACCTACTGTTAATATTGTAGGATTCTTTGTTGAGGGTAGAGGTAGACATGGTAGAGTTGATGTAAATACTATTTGCAGAAAAATGGGTTGGTCTAGAGGTAGAGACGAGCAAAAGATATTAGATGCTCAGAAAAAACTTAAAAAAGATAAAGTATTAGTTTGTACAACTCAAGGTTATGATGAGTTCTATATCTTACCAAGAGGCCCACTTGGAGCAACTGAGGATGAAGTATTGACAATCAAAGAAGGTGCAAAATCGAATCAGATTGCAAAAGCATTCGCAAAAGCAAGTGGTGCTAAGACAGTAAATAGACAATTACTTAACAAATTTATAGGGATGGTCGCTTAAATGATTGATATTACTAGCTTATTTGACCATATTATATGGTTGACAATCAACGCTATACTATGTTATTATTAATAATGAAAGAGAGGTTATATGTTAACACCAAATAAACAAAAGTTCATTGATGCTGCTTCAAAACATTTTGGAGTCGGTGCAATCGTTGGAAGAAACGAGATCAATGAGTTTGCAACTAACAATGGATTTTCAAATCCTAGTTGGTTCAAGAAACCTGCTTACAAAGTAGGTCACGGTAAATATCAATTACCATCAGACAATGCTGAAGTTGAGACTAAAGAGGTTTCACAATCAACTGTCTCAAATAATACTGAGGATGCGATGAAAGTCAATTTGATTGCAAGTAACTCAGGTATGGACTCTTTAGTTCCTAGTAAGTTTCAAGGTTTTGTACCTTGGGGTCATTACTCTACAATCAATCAGGTTGTTAAGTCTGGTATGTTTTACCCAATCTTTATTACTGGTCTATCTGGTAACGGTAAAACTCTTATGGTAGAGCAAGTTCACGCAGCTGCCAAAAAAGACTTAATCAGAGTTAACATTACAATCGAAACTGACGAAGATGATTTACTTGGTGGTTTCAGACTTGTAAATGGTGAGACTAAATTTGTTCCTGGTCCAATTGTTGAAGCAATGGAAAAGGGTTGTACCTTATTGCTTGACGAATGTGATTTAGGTTCTAACAAACTTATGTGTTTGCAACCAGTATTAGAAGGTAAAGGTGTTTATCTTAAAAAAGTAAATAAATGGATTACACCAAAAGCTGGATTTAATATTATTGCGACAGCGAATACTAAAGGTAAAGGTTCTGAGGATGGTAGATTTATCGGAACGAATGTTTTGAACGAAGCATTTCTAGAAAGATTTGCTATCACAATCGAACAACCTTATGCCAACAAAAAAGTAGAAGAGAAGATTATTCTTGGTTCTATGGATAAGTATGGTAAAACTGATAAGAAGTTTGCAGCCAACTTATGTACTTGGGCTGAAGTAATCAGAAAAACTTTTTACGATGGTGGTGTTGATGAGATTATATCAACTAGAAGACTTGACCACATCGTAAAAGCATTTTCTATCTTTGGCGATAAAATGAAAGCGATTGAGTTATGTGTTGCTAGATTTGATGATGATACTAAAGAGTCATTCTTAAATCTTTACACTAAGATTGATGCTGGAGTTACAGTTGACACTCTAAACAATGACGACCAAACTAAGGTCGAGGAAGACGAAAAAGAAGAAGAGGTCGACACAGCAATATAAAATTTATTTTAGGGGTTGACTTTTCAGAGGTCAATCCCTATATAAATAATCATGACACGCTCATAAGAGGTGTCAAACTTAACTTTGCTTAATATAAGGAGGTACTAATCATGACCAATCTAAGCATATTCAATCAATTAAGACCATTTTCAGTAGGATTTGACGACATGTTCGATCATTTCGATTCAATGGTAAGTATGGGTTCAAGTAATTACCCACCATATAACATTGTAAAAACTGATAAGAATAGTTACAATGTAGAAATCGCACTAGCAGGTTTCAACAAAAAAGACATATCAGTTGAAGTAGAAAATGGTATATTAACTATCGAGTCTATCAAAGATAAAGATACAAAAGAAGTTGAGGACAACGATGGTATCTTGCATAAAGGTATTTCTAAAAGATACTTTAAAAAACAATTTACAATTGCAGATGATGTAAAAGTAAATGGGGCTGAACTAAAAGACGGTCTATTAAAAGTGTCTATGGAAAAAATCATACCAGAGGCAAGAAAATTAAGACAAATTACTGTAAAGTAATATAACCTCTAAAACACAAAAGAGGCCTTGACAAATAGGCCTCTTTTGTTGTATCTTGGGCTTAATAATTATGGAGTTACTATGGTAAAAGTATTTGATCTAGAGCCAGGCGGTTTAAAAGATGGTGGACAAGCAAAATTAAATAAAGAAGAAACCGATAAACTTAACAAAGAAAACGAATTAAAACAAAAACAACAAGAGACTAATAAGGGTCTAGCAATTGAGTTAAGAAATAAAATTGCTTGTCCTATGATGCGTGTTGAATTTCCAAAAGAAATAATACAAGAAATAGAAGAAGGCATACAAAATCCTAATCAAGAATTTAGAGATAATCTAGAAAACATATTTAAACAAATAGGTAAAACTTTTTTAAAAAAATCTTACGGAATAGAAAAACAATTAAAGATAGATTTTAGATTATATGGTAATGGTAAGAATGAAGAATACAATCACAAATTAAAAGCATTACTGTTTACAGATGGTGGTAACAAATTTGATTTTCAATGGAATAGTGTTGAGTTAAACGATCATCCATTAAGACCAGAGGGATTTGAAACTGTAACAACGGAACCAGGTGTATTAATAATATATCCTAGTTTCAATAGAATTACATCATCACCACCACAAGAATATTTGGAAGAGTCGCCTGTGATTGAAATAGGTATTGATTATGAAATATAATGAACAAAAAATTTTATTTGAAATTAGAGAGTATATTGAAAATACATATGTCCAACATTATAGTGGTGGTACAGATGGTAAGATTCAAGTTCAAGATTTACTAAGACAACTTGGAATTGATAAAGATTTTTGTCAGGCCAATGCAATTAAATATCTTGCAAGGTATGGTAAGAAGAATGGCAGAAACAGAAAAGACTTGCTAAAAGCAATTCATTATGTTATACTGTTGATGTCGAGTGAAGAAAATGATAATGGAGAAAGTGAAATATGAAACTAAGCAATGAAACTATTGGTGTACTTAAAAACTTTAGTAGCATAAACATGAATTTAGTTATTAAAGAAGGTAACACCATGACTACAATGTCAGCAATGAAAAACATTGTAGCAAAGGCAGACGTTACTGAAACGTTTCCTAAAGAAGTAGCGATTTATGACTTGAATGAGTTTTTACAATCGTTATCTTTATTTGCTGAACCAGTTCTTGATTTTCAAGATCAATTTATGACAATGAAAGATGAGGGTTCTAAAGCAACTCTTAAATATTGGTACTCTGACCCTAGTGTTGTTACAAGTCCTAGTAAGATGATAACAATGCCAAGTGAAGATGTTAAATTGACTTTGACAAGTGAAGACATAGAAAAACTAAAACGTGCAGCTAGTGTCGTTCAAGCACCAGATATGGTTCTCGAAAAAACAGATGCTGGTGTATCGTTAATGGTATGCGATAAAAAGAATACTACTGCTAATAATTATGCTATCGATGTAGATTGTAATTCTAATGCTAAATCGTTTAAGTTCTATTTTAAAGTTGAGAATATGAAACTATTACCTGGTACATATGATATTACAATATCATCTAAGAATATCAGTAATTTTAAAAACTCAAACAAGAATGTAGAATATTGGATTGCGTTAGAACCTGAATCAACATATGAGGCTTAATTATGGAAACATTTTTGTGGGTCGAAAAGTATCGACCAAAGACAGTAGCAGATTGTATTCTACCTACTGAGTTAAAGAAAACATTTTCAGAGTTTGTAAAAGACAAACATATTCCCAATTTAATTTTATCTGGTTCTGCTGGAACTGGTAAGACTACTATTGCAAAAGCAATGGTTGAAGAGATTGGTAGTACATGGATGTTAATAAATGGTTCAGAGGAATCTGGTATTGATGTTCTACGTACTAAGATTAAAAACTTTGCATCAACTGTATCGTTAGAAGGTGGTAGGAAGTATATCATACTAGACGAGGCAGATTATCTTAATCCTCAATCAACTCAGCCGGCCTTACGTGGATTTATGGAAGAGTTTCATAAGAACTGTGGTTTTATTCTTACTTGTAATTATAAAAATAGATTGATACCACCAATTCATTCTAGATGTTCTAACATTGATTTTACTATTCGCAATGGTGAAAGAATTAAACTTGCAGAATCTTTTTTCAAAAGAGTTCAAGATATTCTCG